TCCGACCATCGCGCGCCGCGCGTTTCCCCGCAGCGACATGCGGTTAGGATTGCGAGCTCGAGGATTTGCGCCGTTACAGCGTTGCTCTCGCGCACCCGTTTGAGGAACGCCGGCACGTCTTGCCAGGGCAGGGCGGCGTGATGCTCTTTGCGCTTCGGCGCCGCTGGCCAGAGCTCTTTGAACACGGGCCACGCGGCCGGGTTTGCCGACGCGCGCCAGCCGCTTGCGATGGCGAGATTGAAAACCATTTCGATGCGCTTGAGAAAGTCGCGGCCAGCCTTGAGCGTGCCGCGTTGCCAATGGGGCGCGACGACGCGCTTGATGTCGTCGACGGTGATTTCAGCGACCGCCTTGTGCGCGATCGCGGCGCAATCGGCTTCCATGTTCCGCGTCCATATGTCGAGCGTGAGCGTCTTGCCGTCGAACGACGTTCGCCAACCCGGTTGCAAAAGCGCGATCTTGAGGCGCGCAACTTCGACGAACGTTTTGCGGTTCGCCTTCGCTTCTCTTTCGGCGCGGCGCTCGACAGCCGGGTCTTTGCCGTTGCGCCATTGCTCAATAAGCTTGTCGCGTTCTTTGCGTGCGAGCGCGAGCGAAACGCGATCGACCGAACCGAGGCCAAGATCCACTTTCTTTCCGTCCACGCTCCTGCGCACGATCCACGATCGCGCCGAGCCGCGAACACGCAGAAACAGATATTCGCCATCGCCGTGCATACCGTCGCCGAGGCCTGCAACGTCGCTCGGCCTTAACTTGCCAGACATTTTTTCACTCCTTTTTTGGCCACCCGCTGAGCCCACCCAAAAAGCTAAGTCATTGATATTGTTAACGTCATCTGACAAACACTCAGATAACGGTAGCAACTTCAATGAAACCAAAGGGTTAAGCTTGGATGGCCACCGGCTCAGCCCACCCATTGGGTGGGACGGTGTACCTTATTCTGCAATCGTCTGCAACAGATATTTTGAGCCGTAGCGTCAGGTGTGCGGCGGATTTCCTGGATTTAGTCAACAAAATCAGTTGCATAATCTGCAATCTGGACCGGGATCGAATATCAAATAACGATGCGTGTTAACGCATTGATATATAATAACTAATCGCATTTCTGTTGCACGTTTTTAGGCTGGCCACCCGCTGGGCCCACCCGGCGCTTCTCTAGTTCCATCGCCAGCCACCCGAGCGTCATCCACAATCTTTCAGCGATCCCGGTGAAGGCGGCCGCCGCTTTGAGCCGCTCAATCTCGGCGTGCATGCGTTCACGCTCGTCGAACATGCGCTTGCGTTCGCAGGCCTCGACACGGCGACGGATCAAGTGTTGGGTCCGCGTTCGTGTGAGGTTGAATTTCTCGGCCAGCGCCTTCTTGGTTATCCGGCCGCCTCCGGCGACAACCCCGTCGTAGAAGGCCAACATTTCATCTTCGCGCAGCCGCTCTAGCCGCCAAATCTCTTCCCATTCCGCCCGGCTTTTGCCGCTCCATCCATCAGCGCTTGCCATCGGCGGCCAGTAATTTTTCAAGCGACGAGGCCGTCACCATGCGCCGACCGCCAGGCACTCTGACCTCTTGCAGCACGCCGCGCTTGAGCCAGCGCCAAACCGTCGTGCGGTCGCGCCCGAGCATCGTTGAGACTTCGCCGGTCGTATAGGCGACGCGCTTCGTCGTCGGCAGGTTGGGATTGCGGGGCATTGGGCGCTCGTCTTTTAAGGTTGCACAACGAGGCATAATAGCGCGCGTGAGCCGTTATTGAAAACTCGGATCGCTGTCGACGCCGCCCGAGGCGTCGGCCATGCTGCGCAAGAGCTCGAAAATTTTCCGCGTCGTCGTCGCGTCGGGCCTCGAGCACACGCGGCGGCCGAGCCGGTTGCGATGACGCGAAGTCATTTCAATCGCGTCGGCGAGCGCCGCGTCGAGCAAGCGCTCGCGCTCTTCCTCCTCGGTCGGTTCGAAGCGCCTCGGTTGCGGCGCCGGCGCCGGCGGCATCGGCGGGCGCTCCTCATGCTCCTCGAGCGCGACGGCGATCGCCTGGCCTATCTCGCGGCCAAGCTTGTCGGAGGCCTCGTCGAGCTCGGCGATATCGGCGCGGGCGAGCGCCTCGCGCAATGATGGTCGTTGGTTCATTGTTGGGGCTTGCTCGGGTTTGAGTAAACTTTGATGAGATAGTCGACAATCAGATTGGCCGCTGTCGTCGCGCGCCCCTCGGTCGTGTGGCATGTGTCGAAGATGATTTGCGCCATTTGCTCGGCGTCGACTTCGACGATCGCCGGGCCTTGGACATGAACGTCCGTGGTCGTGTCGTCGTCGGTCATTGTCCATACTCCCTTGCAAGTCTCGGCTTGCCGGCGGCGACCTTGAGCGGCGGCTTCTTCGGCTCGCTCGCATGGCCCCAATTGATCTTGCGGCGCGGCGGCGGCTTGACCCCGACATGGGCCGCCTCGCGGCGCTTGGCCTTTCCGATATCGCCCTTGTCCGCTTTCGTCTTGCGAGGATGGCAGACCGCGACGCAAAGCAATTGCCCGTCGGCCGGGGTCAGCTTGCGCAGAAGATCGGCGGCCGGCCGCTCGCCCTCGGCGATGATATGGTCAATCTGATAATCGGCTTTCTTCCGACACCAGGCGCCGCAGCGCTCGCAATGGACGCGGCCTTGCGGATCGGTGGCGCGCCCAACGATGGCGATCCGATCCGAAACGGTAAACTCACGGCGGTGGCGGTTCATGACATGGCTTCCGCGATCGCGCGGCCAATCATCTCCGGGATTTGCGGAACCACCGCGTTGCCTAGCGCTCTAAGTCGGTCCACCCAACCGGAAAGCCCATCATCCATTCGACGATTTCCGGCCCCGGACGACTGCCAAGCTCCTCTTGGAGGCGCAGGCCACGCGAGCGGGTCAGCCGTGGATGCTTTTGCGAACCTGGCCACCGCTTCGCATCGCTGGCGCACGGGGTTGGCAACAAAGAACACTCGCCTTCGGCTATGAGGAGCGCCACGATTGCGAGCCGATCGTTCAAGTCTGGCGTGGTGGAAGCCAAGGTCCGCCAAATCTCTCGCAACCTGCCGCTCCCACATGACATTGCCGGCCGGTTGCTCGACGATGATCCATTGGAACCCCCCTCGCGCGGCCACATCTCGCATTGCCGGCCAAAGGGTTTCGCCTGTTCTGTTTCCATGGATGGCCGCCGCTACGCTCGTTTTCTGGCAGGGCGGTCCGCCGCAGAGCGCGTCGGCTTCAATGACCGGCAAATTGCGGACCTCACTGTAGCAGGGAACCTCTGGCCAATGGCATGCCAGCACACGCCGGCAGAACGGGTCGATTTCGCAGAAGGCGACAGTCTTGAATGTGCCGCTGCGCTCCAAGCCGAGCGAAAAGCCGCCGATGCCGCTGAATAGATCAAGCAGGCGAAGCATCATGCGGCAGCCGGCAACAAACGGTTGGCGTCTTCGCGCAGGATCGTAAGCGCGGCGACGGCCTCGGGGCCCTCATCCTTGGCCACGTTCATGAGCTCGGGATAGCCAGCCTCGAGCGCCGCCTCGATTTCCGCCCGCGTCGCGTGACGCCCTTGCGTCCACCAATCGACGCGTTGCGGCTCGCTCAGCCGGATAAGCCAACCGTTGTCGACTTTGAACGGACGATAGGCGCTCTCCCAAAGTGCGATCGCGCCAGGATTGCGCTTAATCATCACCCCGGCGACCGAGTGCTCGATTTCGTCGAGGCCTCGCTCGTCGCGCCGACGGGCAGGCACGGTCAGGAACGGGCAAGCGGTTGCCGAATATTCCATGCAAGCGCGATGGCCTGGCGGCTCCATCGTCGTGCGGTTGACGGCGCACATCGGGCCGATCGCAAACACTTGATGGACGCCGAGCGGCTCACCGCAAATCCAGCAAAGCCGCTTGCGCACCGCGAGCTCACGCTTGCCCGATCCGAGGATGCGAAAGTCGGATTTCGCGCCGGCGACGCGGGGCCCGACTTCGCGGCCGTCCAAAAACCAGGCGACGAACCACGGGACCGGATAGCCGCGATGATCCTTGGGCAAGCGGGCGATGCGAACGGGAGGGGAAGGGAGTTTGACGCTCATGCTGAAAACACCACTCCTCTTTGCAGGCCTTGCGAATAGATCGTCTCGATTAGATCGCTGAATTTCTCTTTGGTCAGTTTGCTCGAGCGATAGCCGAGCGCGACCACGCCATCGCCGTCGAGCGCCGGCATGAACCGCAGCTTGTGGCCGGCCGCCTTCATGAAGGCGCACTTCCAATCCTCGGGCTCGTAGTGCTCGCCGCCGTGCTCGAGTTGCGCCGAAACCTCGTTGAGCAACGCCCACATCAAACGGTTTTGCGCGAGCGTGCGCGGATCGTCGACGAGCTCGAAAATCGCGCCGACCGGCGCGGCCTTGAGCGCCGCCATGAGCTCGGCGCGGTTGGTGTCGGTTATCGTGCGCGTCAGCCTCATGCGTAATGGGCCTCGAGCGCTTTGATCTTGGCCTCGACCTCGCCGAGAAAGAGGCGCGCTTCGGCTTCCAGAGCGGCGATCGCGGCCTCGTCGCGCATGACGCGCTTTTGGAAGAATTGATACGGGTCGGGAAAGCGCGGATCGTAGGAAACGAAATCCCACCATTGGCGGCCCGAGCAGGCCAGGGCCCAATGGACTTGCGGCAAGTGATCCTCGGGCACGGCGTCGTCGAGCAGCGTGCGCAGATGCGTCGCGCTCGTCGGGCATTTGAGCTCAAGGCCGCCCTCGTCGCCGACCAGGCTATCGGGCGAGGCGTGCGCGTTGGCAATTGTCGGGTGCGGGATGAGGCCGATTTTGATGACGGGGAGGTTGGTTAGAAAGGCGTAGGACGCGCGCGCCTCGTCCTCATGATCGCGGCCCCAATACATCGGATTTGAGCGCTTGGCCGGCACATGGGTAATGCGCTCGGCGGCGAGCTCATAGAGGTAATCCTCGGCGGCCGCCGTGCGATCGCCAGAGCGCTTAAGTCGGGCGATCGCGACGCCGATCTTGGAAGCGCCGAGCGAACCGCAGCGCGCTTCGAACCATTCATCCGACCGTTGCTCCACTGGTGGCTTGCCTCTTTTTGTCGTTTAGCCGCGCGACGCCGATCTTGAATTGCGACATGCGCATTTCAGCGATGGACGGCGCGCGAACAAATTCGAGGAATTTGGCTAAGTCGCTCTCCGTGTCGCGGATCAATTGCTCGACATAGGCGACGTCGTCGGGCGTGATGGTCGGGTCCTCGGGCTCGCCGGCGGCGTCGTCATCACGGCCGGCGCCAATGCCGAGCGCTTCCTTGAGCGTGTAGCGCTGCAGATAGGTGACCGTTGAGGCGATCGCCTGGTTGGGGTTTTTCTTGCCGCTCTTGTCGGCCTCGCCCTCGAGGCTGTTCTCCTCGCTGTAGCCGTCCTCATGGCTCAAGATGCACGTAACCTTGATCTTGACGCCGTCCTGCGCCGACTTGTGGCGATAGCTCAGCCCGTGCTTGCTGAGGATCGGGTCGACCACCACGCCGATATCGGCGAGCTCCTCATAGTGGTAGCGCGTCCTCCCCTGGCCGTCGGTGTGCTCAAAGTCGACCAGGCGGGTTTTGAGGATCGGCCCAAACTCGCCTTTGGCCTTGGCGAGCGCGGCGTAAAAGGATCGGCGCGCATCGGCTAGGCTGACGCGCTCGCGCAGCGACATGAGGCGCTCAA